GTGCCCACCCTCACTCAACTACCTAGCGGCAAGTGGCGTGCCCAAGTACGAAAGCTCGGTTTCTACAAGAACCAGACGTTCGACAAGAAGCGCGATGCTCAAGACTGGGCTAATGCAATCGAAGCCGAGTTCACACAGGGCGTCAACAATGGCTATCGCCCCATTCCCAAAGAAGCAACCGTCGAGAACCTCATCAATAAGTACAGGAAAGAGGTTAAACAAGACTATGGGCGCACAAAGGCCGCAACGCTCGACATGCTGGTGCGCGAGCTGGGGGACATCAAGCTCACAAGACTTAGCCCACTGCATCTTCAAGACTTCATCGATCGGCGTCTTGAGCAAGGTGCTGGCGGTGTGACGATTGCAGCTGATCTCAGCTTTCTCAGCGCAATTTTAAAGTGGGCACGTCATTCCCGCCGGCTAAGCATCAATGACCGCATGGCACTTGAGGCAAGAGCCAGCATCAAGCATCGCGGCATCAAAACCCGAAGCAAAGAGCGCGACCGAGAACCAACCCCTGCAGAGTTAGACAGGCTATACGCCTTCTGGCGGGCCTCCAATAGCAGCGTGCCTATGGAGGACATAGCCCGCTTCGCCCTGGCAACAGGAATGCGCCTGAACGAAATTTGCTCTATCGCCATAGAGGACATAGACACCGCTATTCCCGCCGTCTGGATACGCAACCGCAAAGACCCAAAAGAGAAGCAAGGCAACGACCAACAAGTGCCCCTACTGCCTGACGCATGGGCGTTGGCGCAAAAGCATATGGGAAGCCGCCAAGCGGGGAAAGTGTTCGACTACAACGCGGGCACCTGTAGCACGTACTTCACTAGAGCTTGTACAGCCGTTGGCATTGAAGACTTGCACTTCCACGACCTGAGACACGCTGCCACCGCCGCGCTATTCCGCATAGGGCTCGACATTCCACGAGTTGCGCTGATGACTGGTCACAAAACCTGGGCCATGCTCGCACGCTACACCAAGATCAAACCGGAGGATATCTTGGAGAAGCTGAAAGAAAAGGAGCGCGAAAAGAAAGACTAGAACTACGACAACCTGTACGACCAACACAAGATTCTTTTGCAAGAAAAATTGTAACTACTCATCGAAAAAACAACACATCTCAGGACAAGGACAGACAACCGTAGTTGATCGGATATCCGATTTGATTCGTGAGCCTATCCACAAATGAAATTTTCAGATGCCGAAACACTGTTGTGTGAGGGATTGGGAATTAGCTCTCGGGGGTATGGCATGAATCCTAGATGCCAAAAGGTTTTTTAGGAAAAAACGCTCCAGCGACCAAAAATCAATGCACAGCTTATCCACAAACAGAACATACACCAAAAGGTTTAGCTACGCCTAACATAGCAAATTGCTTCCAGTAGCTGCTACTCTTGTCCACAGGTGTCTCTTCTTGTCATTTTTGACGGGTTACTGGGTACACTATGTGCAGTGTCCACACTATATGTAGACACGAAAACGACAAACCCCAGCTGGCAGGCCGGGGTTTGAAGAAGGAAGCCAGAGCTACCTTGAGTGAAACTTGACGGGATCACAAGAGGAAATTATGGACCGACACCTGTATGTGTCAACACCTGTTTTACATACAGGTAGGTCTTTGCTCTGGCGTTTTTTAACCTTGTAGAAGGCAAAACGCCAATGTCAATCGATACCTCTAACGCCAGTCTTAAAGAGCTGGCACGTCACCTTGAATGCTTCACCGAAGCTGAGCTTGCCTATCTGGGTGGGTACAGCGATGGAAGCATTGACTCTCTGCGCCGCCGTGGCGCGCTGCCTAGCCACATCCGCTTCGGCAACAACCGCTTCTACCCCATCCATGCTGTTCGTGAATTCTTCAAGGGCCGGATCAACGTCCGTTCGCTCTCTGTCGAAGATCGTCTGTAACGCAGGAGGCGGTACTCATGAACACGTACAAAGAAGCTGCCCCTGTGGCAGTAAAGGCGCAGCCTTGCCTGAATGCTGCTGAGGCATTCAATGATGCCGAGAGCAAGGTCTGTGAAGCGTTTGCAGTAGCCCGTACTGCCATCGCAGATAACGCTACAGATGCTGCCCGTGGTGTTTTCCACCTTATCGACTGGCTCGATGATCGATTCGAGGTAGCTGGGGTAGGTGGTGCACCTGATGCTGCTGTATTTGCCGAGCTGTGCAGCAGCATCGAATCGGTGATTGCTGTCATTCACCTGGTCACTCAAAGCATTGAGTGCATCCTTCTCAGTGCTGCTGAGACGATGTTGATGGCCGCTTTAGACACCTTGGATACAGCTGTCAATGCGATGAACACTCCAGGAATGCGAGGTGCGGCATGAATCCTCCCGAAATCTGGCACGCCTGCCTGCTGTTTGAAGGCGAAGGTGAGTTCTCTGACTGCGTGAAGTTGCCCGGCGGTTATCTGTATCGAAAGGAAGCGTTGGATGCGGCTCTCGAAGCACTAAAGCAGCAGCCTTATGCCATCGGCGCAACTGCGATGCGGGCGAAGAAAGGCGGTGCCAATGGCAGTTGACCAATCCCGCAAACCTGACCCACAAAGCTACTACGAGGCGGAGGGCTTGAAGCCGAGCAAGGGCAAGAAGTGGGTCAGTACGGCCTGCGCATTCCACGGCGGCAGCGACTCTATGCGGATCAATCTGCACAGCGGTGCATTCGTCTGCATGGCTGGCTGCGGTGCCCGCGGTGGCGATGTGCTGGCCTACCACATGGCTAGCTACGGACTAGGGTTCGTAGACGCAGCAAAGGCGCTGGGATGCTGGATCGAGGACGGCTCCCCCGCACCAGCAAGGCCAACGCCATTTACTGCCCGCCAAGCCTTGGACGTTTTGGCGGTCGAGAGCAATTTGATTGCGATTGCAGCCGCAAACATAGCTCATGGCATGGTGCTGTCGCAAGACGACCGACAGCGTGTTCTGCTGGCTGCAAACCGCATCCATCAAGTGGGGGAGGTATTTGCATGAATAACCTCAGCGCGGCATTTAATGCCGTCGATTCAAGCATAGCCGAGGCGCTGGCCTACCGCCCGCCAATGCGCGAACGAACGTTTCCGCCCATGGAGGATGCTGGCTATCCAACCCAGGCAGACAAGCCATCCAGCCGTGTGATTCTCCAGCGCGGCACAGACTTGCACCCCGAGCCTATCCGATGGCTGTGGCAGCACTGGCTGGCATTGGGCAAGCTGCACATTCTCGCCGGTGCGCCGGGTCAAGGAAAAACCACGATAGCGCTGACCATGGCCGCGACAGTGACCATTGGCGGACGCTGGCCAGATGGCACGCGGGTTGAGAAAGGCAACATCCTGATCTGGAGTGGTGAGGACGACCCCGCCGATACACTGCTGCCGCGTCTGTTAGCTGCTGGTGCTGACCGTGACCGCTGCTACTTCATTCAAGGCGCTCAGGGCGTGGATGGAAAGATGCAGTCATTCGACCCTGCCCGCGATCTGGACGGGCTGCGCCAGGCCATCGCAGAGATCGGCGGCATGCGCCTGCTTATTGTTGATCCAGTAGTTTCAGCAGTGACTGGCGACAGTCACAAAAATACTGAGGTTCGCCGAGCTTTGCAGCCGCTGGTCGATCTCGGTGCGGAATGCGGCTGCGCTGTGCTGGGTATCAGCCACTTCTCTAAGGGTGGGCAAGGCTCAGACCCGGCGCAGCGCGTGGTGGGCTCTGTAGCCTTTACAGCTGTGGCTCGTGTGGTGCTGGTGGCTGCTAAGGTCAAGAGTATGGAGACCGGAGAGGACGCCCGCATTCTGGCGCGGGCCAAGTCCAACATCGGCCCAGACGATGGCGGCTTTGAATACGCGCTGGAGCAGGTAGAGCCAATCCCAGGCATCCAGGCATCGCGTATTGGGTGGGGTAAAGCGGTTGACGGCACAGCCCGCGATCTGCTAACCGATCCAGACGATGACGGCAGTGCGGAGGACAGCAACGACATTTGCGAGATGCTTAAAGCGTGCTTGACCGCCGATTGCTGGACACCCGCCGATGAAGCACAGCGAAGTGTTCTGAAAGCTGGTTTCAGCAAAAAGCAAGTCTGGACGGCGAGCAAGAAACTCGGAGTGATCCGCAAGAAAGGGGAAAACGGGGCGCGTGACGGCTGGTATTGGCGGCTTCCCCAAGATTCCAGTTCTGACCAAGATTCCGCCCAAGATTCCAAGATTCCCAACATTCAAAACGTGGAATCTTGGAATCTTGGCAAGGAATCTTCTCCAAATGATCCGGGTAAAACGACTGATAAGGAGAAATTCTGATGACCGCAGAAACCATCCTTTTCGAGCTGCTTGAGTGCGGCATCACCCCCACTGTGACGCCGGATGGCACAAGCATAGAAGTAGATGCTGGCCTGCTCAACGACACCCAGCGAGCGGCTATCCGGGCTAACAAGTGTGAACTGATTGACTGCATCCAAGAGGCTGCTCGGGTTACTGTGGAACTGATGGCCGCGGCGATGCGTGCATGTGACCACTGGGGCGATTCACCCCACGCCAGGGAGCAGATGCGCAGGGAGATTCTTGAAGCCCGCCCAGAGCACCGTGAGGAGCTATTGCGGATGTTCAAATCCGACTACCAATAAACAAAGCACCTTCGGGTGCTTTTTTGTTGACTTTCGGTGCCCCAAAGTGTTATTGCAACTTAGTTGCGATTGCCTATTTTTTGTGCAACAATCAGAGCTAGAGATTACTGTATATAAAAACAGCTTTCTCAGACTGCGAGGGAGGGAGCCTCTATCGCAGGGTTCATGAACCTACTCAACAAAAAATATGCGAATCAATGACATCAAAGAGCGAAAGGCTCTCAAGACCGCCGAGCTGCGCGCCCTGGCTGACAAGGCCACCACCGAGAAGCGCAACCTGTCCGCCGACGAGGCGGGTAAGTTCGACGCCATCAAGCAGGAAGTAGTCGCCCTGGAAGCCGAAGAGGCGCGCGCCCAGTTCCTGCACGACCAAGAGCTGCGCAGCAATGGAACCCCGGTGGATGAGCGCCGTCGCGACCTGGAAAAGTCTGTCAGCGTGGCCGATGCGATCCGCGCCCAGGTGGAGCAGCGCGCCCTGACTGGTGCCCTGGCCGAGTACAACCAAGAGCAGGCCCGCAGCGGCAATGGCCCCAAGCGTGGCGGTGTCCTGGTGCCCTCGTCTATCTTTGAGAAGCGCGCTGCAATGGCCACGACCGGCAACGCCGCTATCAAGCCAGACGATTACCGCCCCCAGGAAATGATCGGCCTGCTGCGCAACTCCGCAATCGTCCGCTCGCTGGGTGCCCGCGTGCTGACCGGCTGTGTCGGCGATGTGGTGCTGCCAAAGCAGACTGGATCGAGCACCGCGCAGTGGATTGCCGAGGGCGAAGCGCTGACCGAGAGCAACCCCACTTTCGCCAACATCAAGCTGACACCGAAGCATGTAGGCGCGCTGGCCTCGTATAGCCGCCAACTGCTGCAACAGGCCAACCCCTCAATTGACCAGCTCCTGCGTGACGACTTTGTGCAGATCGTGGGCCTGGCCGTCGATAAGGCGCTGATCCACGGCCTGGCTGCGAATGACGAGCCGGTGGGCATCCTGAACACCGCTGGCATCCAAACCGCATCCCTGGCGACTCTGAGCTGGGCCGCTGTGGTGGCGATGCTGGAAAAGCTGGGCCTGGTCAACGCAACCCCCAATGCTTTCCTGACTCATGCGGGCGCTGCCACCAAGCTGCAAACCACCTTGAAGGCATCGAGCGCCGGTAGCGCGTACCTGATGGAGTCCGGCCGCATGGCTGACCTGCCGGTACATGTGACCAACCAGCTCGACGCCAAGGGCACCACCACCAAGACGGGCCGCATCATCCTGGGCGACTTCTCGCAGATGGTGATTGCCGAATGGGGCAGCACCGAAATCTTGGCGAACCCCTACGGCGCGGGCTTTGATAAGGGCGAAGTGCAGATCCGCATCCTGCACACGATGGACGCGGCTGTACGCAACCCGCAAGCCTTTGTTGTCGCTGACGACGTAGCGCTGTAAAGGAGGCCCACCAATGGAGTTCCGCTCTATTGGTGGCATCCAAGCCCAAGGCCGCAAGGTGGAGGGCTATGCCGCCGTATTCAATTCTGAGGCTGAGCTGGGCGAGTTCCGCGAGTGCATCGCGCCCGGTGCGTTCCGTTCTTCCATCGCCAGTGGCCGGTCTATCCGCGCCCTCTACAACCACGACTCGGGCGCTGTGCTGGGCACCACCCAGGGCAAGACTTTGGAGCTGCAAGAGGATGCAAAAGGACTTCGTTTTTCTCTTGAGCTGCCAGATACCACGGTGGGCCGTGATGTGGCCGAGCTGGTCAAGCGTGGCGACGTTAGCGGTTGCTCTTTTGGTTTCCGCGTAGCACCTGGTGGCGACAAGTGGGAGCAGCGCTCGGGCGTGATGGTGCGCACCCTGACCGACGTTGACCTGGCAGAGATCACCCTGACGGCTGACCCGGCCTACCGCGACACCACCCTGGCATTGCGCTCTATGCCGCGTGAGCAAGAGCCAAAGCGTGAGCCGCGCATCCTTTGGCTGGAGACCGTGCGATGAACCTGATTACCCGCGCCCTCTCCGCTGTCGGCCTGGAGCGCCGCAGCACCGCCAACCCTAACGACATGTGGGGGCCGTACCAAGCCCTGCGCAATGGCCCGGTGAACGACCAGACGGTGCAAGGCGTATCCGCTGCCTATGCCTGCGTGCAAGCCGTATCCGAGGCCGTGGCGACAATCCCTCTGGTTGTGTACCGCCGCAATGGCCTGGATCGTGAGGCCGTGGAAGACCACCCCTTGCACCATGCGATGAACATGCAGGCCAACCCCGAGCAGTCGGCACTGGAGGCCAAAGAGTTCGTGCAAGCCAGCGTGATGCTGCGCGGCAATGGCTATGCCCGCCTGGAGTTCGGCAGCAATGGCCAGCTCAGGCACTGGTGGCCGTGGGACGTTGACCGCGTGCGACCCATGCGCCTGGCCAACGGTGGCATTGCCTACGACTACACCGACCGCGACGGCAGCGTGAAGCGCTACAGCCATGACGAGGTGCTGCACATTCGCCACCGCCTGGGGCCTGATGGCGTGCTGGGCATCTCCCCTGTTGAGGCATGCCGCGCCTCGATGCAACTGGCGATCACCGAGCAGGAGCATGGTGAGGACACCTACCGCAACGGCGCAAAGCTGCTGGGCGTGCTGCAAGTACCCGGCAAGCTGCAACCCAACCAGAAGCAGGACATCAAGGAAGGCTGGCAGACCAACCGCAGCGGGCAGACCCCGATCCTGGAGCATGGTGCCGAGTACAAGCCCCTGAGCATGAGCCTGGCTGACGCCCAATGGCTGGAGGCGCGCAAGTTCTCTGTGGAGGAAATCGCCCGCATCTTCCGTGTACCGCCTAGCGTGGTGGGCCACCTGGTGGACAGCAACTACAGCACGTCGTCTGAGCTGTACCGCCAATGGGTGAGCATGGGCCTGCGCCGTCCTCTCATGAGCTGGGAGCAGGCGATCACCGCCAAGTGCCTGACCACGCTGGGCCGCAAGACCTACACCCTTGAGATGGACTACGAAAACCTGCTGCGCGGTAGCTCGACCGAGCGGGCTGAGTTCTATGAGTCTGCTATCGGAGCGGGCTGGATGGACGCAGCAGAGGTACGCCGCAAGGAGTATCTGCCACCCAAAGCTGAGGCCCAGAATGCGCCTGTCTAACCCGCCAAAGAAATCTAAATCCTCTGGACGGGATGCTGACCATCGCCGGGTGCTGCCGCTCAATAGCTATGCCTGGCAGAAGCTCCGCGCCTCTGTCCTGGCTGGTGAACCTCTTTGCCGCCACTGTGCCAAGCAGGGGCTGACAGTACCCGCTACTGACGTTGATCACGCAAACGGCAACCCCGGCGACAACCGCCTGGCGAACCTGCAAAGCCTTTGCCACGAGTGCCACTCACGCAAGACCGCCTCCGACCAAGGCAAGCGCATCAAGCCTGCTATCGGCCTGGACGGCTTCCCCCTGACCGGAGATTGGGCCACGCCATGAAACAGACACCCGCCCTACTGATGCCTGCCCAGCCTGCCAACCCCTGGGGGTGGACGGTGGCCGAGCTTCTCAAACATTGCGAGAGGCATCCCGCCCCAGACCGTCCGGTTCCCCTTCTTCAATTGCTTGCTGCATAAAAAATAGGCAACCATGACAACCAAAGCCACCCGCAAGCGCAGCGACAGCACCCAGGCCCGCGTAGAGGCCATGCAAAGCGCCGCTGCTGCCGCTATTGAAGTACCAGAAGGGGTATTCATCTATCCCGAGGATGCGCCGTTCTGGAAGGCTGTAACCGAGGCCCGCCCGCGCTCTACCTGGACGACCATCGACCTGATGCATGCCGCCACCCTGGCCCGCACCTTGCGCGATATGGAAGCCTATTTTGAGGGCGAGGCAGAGCTAGACGTGGGCACGTTCGACAAGCTGAGCCGTCGCGCCATGAGCCTGAGCCGCATGCTGCACGTCCACACGCTGGCCACTGTCGGCCGATCCGGGGATGCTGCCGGCCTGGCCGCCCTGGAACGTGACGCCCGCGCCCAGCACCACGAAGACGACGGCCTAATTCCGAAGGGGCCAGTGCAGTGACCCGAGGCGAGCGCGTCATTGCCTTTATTGAGCGCTTCTGCCTGGTGCCAGAGGGGGCACTGGTGGGCAAGCCGATGGTGCTGGATGTATTCCAGAAGGGCTTCATTCTGGCTGTCTACGACAACCCAGCGACGACTCGCCGCGCCATCCTAAGCATGGCCCGCAAGAACGGCAAAACTGGCCTAATCGCTGGCATCCTGCTTGCGCACCTGGTAGGCCCAGAAGCCCGCCAAAACTCGCAGATCGTGGCCGGGGCCATGAGCCGGGATCAGGCCGGACTGGTCTTTGCGCTGGCCTGCAAGATGATCCAGCTCTCCGAGCGCCTGTCTGGCCTGGTCAAGATCACCCCGAGCGGCAAGCGCTTGCACGGTCTGCCGATGAATGTGGAATTCCGCGCTCTGGCTGCTGACGGTAAGACTTCGCATGGGCTGTCGCCCGTCCTGGTGATTGGCGACGAATGGGGCCAGGTGAAGGGGCCGCAGTCTGACTTCATCGACGCCCTACTGACCGCCCAAGGTGCCCACGAGAACCCCCTGCAGCTGGTGATTAGTACCCAGGCCGCCAGTGACGCCGATTGGCTGAGTCTGGAGATTGACCAGGCCTTGCGCGGCGACGACCCCACGCTGGTGTGCCATCTCTACACCGCGCCCGCTGACTGCGAGCTGCTGGACGAGGACGCATGGAAAGCGGCTAACCCAGCCCTAGGCACGTTCCGCAGCCGCACAGACCTGGAGCAGCAATTGCGCGAAGCCGTGAACATGCCCAGCAAGGCCAACACCGTGCGCAATCTGCTGTTGAACCAGCGTGTCAGCACCTCTAGCCCGTTTGTGAGCGCCGATGTGTGGAAGGCCAACGGCAAGGAGGTGGAAAATTCTCCACCTCCTGATGTGCAGCTTTTCGGCGCGCTGGACTTGAGCGCCCGTACCGACCTAACAGCCTTTGTCCTGGTGGGCTTGGTGGATGGGGTTTGGCATGTGTGGCCGCACTTCTGGACACCCGAGCAGGGTTTGCGGGAGCGTGCCAAGCGTGACAGAGCGCCCTATGACCTGTGGGTACAGCAAGGGCTGATGACGGCTGTACCTGGTGCTGTGATTGATTACGAATGGCTTGCCAAGGACATTCAACGGATCTGCGACGGCCTGGACATTCAAGCCATTGCCTACGACCGGTGGCGCATCAACCTGCTGCAAAAGGAACTGACCGATATCGGCTGCGACCTGCCGCTGGTGGAGCATGGCCAGGGTTACAAGGACATGAGCGTATCCATCGAGGCCGCAGAGGAAGCGCTACTCAATCACCAGCTTGCCCACGGCATGCACCCGGTGCTGACGATGTGCATGGCCAATGCCACCACCGTCAAAGACCCGACCAACGCCCGCAAGCTGGACAAACAGAAATCTACCGGGCGCATCGATGGGGCCGTGGCCCTGGTGATGGCTCTAGGCACCGCTGCACGCGCTGAGCAAGAGCAGTTCGCAGAGGTGAGCTTTATCTAACCCTGGCCGGGTGGGTGCCCTAAGGCAGTTCCCGGATGCGGATCAGACGGAAAGTGCCGCATTCATGCAAAACCCCGTCTGCCGGTGGCCCTAACTTTCAGGGGCGCGACCGGCAACCCTACCAAAGGATTTCCATGCCACTGATTACTCTTGAAGAAGCAAAGCAACAATGCCGCGTCGACGGCGATCATGAGGATGCGCTCATGCAGACGATGGTTACTGCTGCCATTTCCTACGTTACCCAAGCGTGCAACCGCACCGACCTGGAGGGCAACGCAATGGCGAAGTCTGCCGCCCTGCTGGTGGTGGCTGACCTGTACGCCAACCGCGAGGCACAAAACGATGGGCCGCTGTCGCAAAACCGGACGCTAGACACTTTGATAAACATGGCCCGCGACTACAAGGGCTACGTGCAATGAGGGCGGGCCTGTTGCTAAACCGGGTAACGATCCAGAAGCACCAGAGGATAAAAGACGCGGCAGGTCAGTACATCGAGTCCTGGGTGACAGTCGCCCAAGTGTGGGCCAACATCCGGCACCTGAACGGCAGCGAGTCGATTAAAGCCAACGCTGTGACCTCTGTGGTGAATGCCTCTATCCGGGTGCGCAGCCGTACCGAAGTAGATGCGAGCTGCCGGGTGCTGCACGACGGCAAGACCTACGACGTTGAGGCAGTGCTACCTGGTCCACGGCAGACCTACATAGACCTGGTGTGCAAATTGGTTGCTACTTAG